GATAATTTTAGGTTAAGGTGTTAGGGTGGCTTAGAGGTTAAAATTGCTTAGAGGTGGTTTTTTAGAGGTTTGGTGAATTAGTTGGTTTGGATGGTGAAGTTTAGGGTGGAGTCGTGGAGGGTGTAAATCCCACTTGATTTTAGCACACTAACTCTAATAGTTATGCTAAAAGTACCACTACTAGGAGAAGTAATTATCCTAAAATGTAAAGAAGAACTATTAATTAAGCCAACACTATCTATAGTTACACCTGTAGGTAAGATAATTTGATAAGCAGGAATACTATTAGTAGCATCAGCTTGTATTATATCACCTGTATTTAACATTAAATTATAAGGTAAAGCTTGGAATTTAACACTACCACTTGTAGTAATAGTACCTTTACCAGTATTCCAAACAGGTTCAACTAAACCAGTAATACCACCTTGAGCAGCAGTATACATACAACCATTAGGAATAGTTGGTATATATAACCTATCTCCTTGTATTACTTCTTCACTAGCAGTCCAAGTTTCAGGTCTATAAACCAAAGTAAAAATATTCTTCTCATTTGTATCATGAGTAAGACTAACTTGTGTGCCATTAACTACACTATAAAGCATAACAACTCCTAGAATACTTCTAGCCTAAACTAGAAGTATTAGTTTTATAACTACAACTATGCAGAAGGTCCGATTGTTTGGGTAAACGAAGGAACTGTTACAGTACCACCTGAAGTTAAAGCTTGACTTGTACAAGTAGTAACAATAAAGTCAGTACCATTATCAATAGCTATCATAACAGCAGTACCAGAAGTAGTTATAGATAAACCAGAGTGGGAAGCAACTGTTACTAGGCGACTATCACCAGTACCAGCAGTAATAGGCAAATCAGTACCAGCAGTCATAGAACCAGTAGCTAGTTTATAAGTAGTAGTTATATCTGATAAAACAGGAGTAGCAGATAAACCTGATAGAACAGTTACCCTATTACAAGTTGCTGTAGCAGTAAGACCACCATTAACCATTCCTGAAGATACATATTTTTGAGTAGCCATTTATTATACCCCTGTTACAGGTGTTGCTGCTACCAGATTAACTGGAGCAAGAATAATATCAGTAGAACTAGGATGTTCACTTGGAATAACTCCAGAAGTATCTTCTGCCCAACCAGCTTTAATAAAATATAAACCTAGTTCATAAGGTTCTGTTGATACATCACCGAAAGAATAAGTTACATAATCATGCTGAAAACCTCCAGCAATAGTAACTCGAATTTGTATTTTGTCTGTCATTGTATTTCCTTTAGTTTGGTTATTCAGATACTACATTAATTTTATCAGGTGTAGAAGGAACTCCTACTATGCCAGATTGAGTTACATTCATAACTATTATTTCATTTCCTATATTTATCATATAGATAACTTTTTCTTCTATCTTTAATATAAAGATTTCAGGAGGTAAAACTATATTATCAAGACTAATAGATTGAAGTATATTATTAGCAAATAATATATAATCTTGAGCCAAGTTTACATTAGTTAAGTTAGATTGTAAATATATATTTCCTATAGCTAAAGTATTTGCTTGTTGTAAATTTACATTTTGTAATACCCTAGATTCTAGTAAGCTATTAATATTAAGAACTAAGTTTTGTATTAAATTAACTGTACCTAAAGTCTCTGACTCTATAATAGAGTTAGGAGATAAAGTTAAGTTCATTGTTATATTAACAGCAGAAAGTCCCTCTGCTTGAGCTAAGTTAGCTAAAAGTAAAGTATTAGCTGTAGATAAGGTAGGAGAACTTAAACTTCTACTTTCAGTAACACTTTGAATAGTTAAGTTATTTTGTTGGCTTAAAGTTACAACAGAAATAGTATTAGCTTCAGCTATATTAAGTAAACTTAAGAAGTTTTGTTGGATTAAACTAGGACTTGTAAGAATATCAACTTGGCTTAGATTATTAGAAGATAAACTAAGAATTGTATTAAGGATAACTGTCGAAAGTATACTAGTTTGTGTAAGAGAAACTAAACTTAATAGACTTGCTTGAGTTAAACCTACAGTTGCTAATGTATTTGCTTGGCTAAGATTAGAAAGAGCTAAATTATTTTGTTGTACTAAAGTTGGACTAGTTAAAATATTACTTTGAGTAGTATTTGCTAGAACTAAACTATTTTGTTGAGTTAAAATTACAGTACTTAAAGTAACTGCTTCAGCTAAATTAGCTAAAGTTAATCTGTTTTGTTGAGTTAAATTAACAGTTCCAAGAGTATTTGCTTGAGTTAAACTAGCTAAAATAAGATTTATAGCTACAGAAATAACTGTAGTTGTTAAAGTATTAGCTTGAGATAGGTTAGCTAGACTTAAAGTAGATTGAGTTACTAAATTTACTGTAGAAAGTATGTCAGTTTGGCTTGTATTTGCTAAAACTAGAGAATTATTAGCAGCTAAACTCACAGAAGAAAGAATTAAAGTAGCTGCCACATTAGCAGCTACTAAATTAGTAGTTGATCCTATTAAACTTACACTACTTAAAGCAACAGAACTAGAAACATTAGTAGAAGTTAATGTAACTGGAGCTGGTGCAAAAGAAGTTATAAGTAAAAGTAAGGACATTTGTTATTCCCAGTAAGAATCTATAGATGCTACTACTGTTATAGCACCAGTAGTAGTAACAGTACCAATATTTCTAGCAAGTATAGCTACAAACTCCCCCGATCTTACTACTACTGGGGTATTAAGTTTTAAAGTTATACCAGCAGGACTTCCTAAAGTACCAGCAGCAGCAGTAACAACATAGTTTTCTATACCTATTGGTACTATTCTTGGTGCATGGGTAGTAGCAGTAGCAAAAGAAGCAGTTTCAGTAGTTACCTGAGTTAAAGAAGTCATACCAAAGGCTAAAGCATAAGCATAAGTAACAGGCCCACCAGCTAGGATAACTGATACTGCTCCTTGTAACTGAACACCAGTTATAACCAAGTTTCTACCTGTAATATTTATACTAGGTGCTGGATTCTGGTATGAGAATAAAATACCATCATTTTGAGCTGTTAAAGTAGGTAAAATAGCACCAATACCACCTAAACCAGTAAAAGAAGCAGCAGTATTAGTTAAAGCAACCGCAGTTGGAGCAGTATTATTAGCCCAAACAGAAGTTTTACCTTGAGTTTGACCATTTTGACCAAGATAACCAGCTAAACCCATAAGAGCTTGTTGAGTTGCCCAAGGTTTATTACTTACTAAATCAAGTTGATTTACTGAAACATTACCTACACGCATAGTATTAGTATTAGAAACAGCTCCAGTACAATACTTCATCATAAAAATAGGTAAAGATGTACTTAAGAAAGGTTGTCCTGATGCTACTGGAAATTGTGTATTAACAGAAGAAGGGACAACACCATATGAAATTGCTCCTAGTAGTATATCATTTTTCCAAAATTCTACTTCTTGTATACCAACTACAATAGAGAATTTATCTAACTCACCTATAGATAGAGAAGCTAGGGTAGCTAAAGTACCTGTTTGGGTAGTTGTACCATTAAAGTTGAGTACTCCAATTAAACCAGAAGGAGTAATTTGAAACCAAGTACCATCAGTAGGAGGAGTATAACCACCAGTTGAAGGAACACCTAAACCCATTAAGAAAACTTCATTTGTTACTAAAGCAGCAGTAAATTGACCAGCAGTAAACTGTATAGCTAAAGGAAAAGTACCAATAACTGGGAAATACTGAAAGGTACGCATAGACGCACCCATACTAGCAGCAGTTCCTTGTACTGTACCAAAGTTTAAAGTACCAGCTCCAGGTTGGGAAGCTGTTAAAGTAGTAAAAGTATATAACCAGTTAGTTGTATTTTGTGTAGAAGCATTAAAGTTATCATTAAAGAGTAAAGTATCAGTACCAACTCTTAATCTAAAGTCTTGTGAAGTCTCATTAGCTTTAAGAAAAGGAGTACCAGAAATAATACCTTCATCATTCTCTGTATAAGTTCTAATAACTCCTACGTTTTGTGGATTAGTTACCGCATTTGTTTCTAAAATTACTTTAAGTTGGTTACTGGTATTAACTTCGGCCTTATTACCTGTTGTACCACCAACTATATCTACATCTAAACTCATAATATTTCCTTAATCTGACCAAACCCAACGAACGATAAAAGTGCCAGATAACTTTTGTAAAGTTCTAGCATAAATTGTAAAACCTGTTCCTACTACTATTGTACCACAAGTAAAATTAGCAAATAAACCTAAATACTGATGATCTCCTGCTGTATGACTTGTTGTTGTATCTGAAGCCATAGTATAAGCTTCCAGATTAGAAGTAGAACTTATACTTGTTTGACCAGTAACAACTACACTTGCTTCATTAGAACCTTGACCAGAACCAAAATTAATAGTTGCTTGTCCTTGACCATTTGACATTTAGTTACTCCATACCACACGGACTTTAAAAGTACCTGTTAATTTATGATCGCTGCTACCAGTTAATTGTATACCTGTAGTACCAATAGGAACAGCTATTAGTTGTGCAAAACAAGGAAAATATTTATGGTCATTAGCTGTATGATCTGAAGTAGTATCATCAGCTCTTACCATAGTATCTACCTTAGCTGTGCTAGTTATAGTAGAGTCAGATATAAAAACTGTAGCTGTATTATTCCCAGTACCAAAATCTAAAATAACACTTCTGTTTTGGGCTACTCTTAATATATAGGCTGATAAAGAGGTAGTAGTAAGTATATTAGTTTGATTTAAAGAAGAAATAACTAAAGTTATCCCACTAGGAGCTATTATTCCTATACTAAGTGGAGAAATACCTAAAGGAGAATAACCTAAAATCATAAATAACCTTAATTATGAGTTAAGGATAATGCTAGCTCGTTGCTCGGTTAAGCAACCTACTTGTACCCAAAAATTAATACCATTAATTGTATCTATATGATGTAGGTCTATCTCTGGTTGTGTTTGCACCCTCATCATGAGTATCATTGCTATAACATTACCTGTACCTGAATAGGTAAAAGAAAGACAAGAAATCCATTCAGCTTGTGTAAATAATTTTATAAACTTAGCTGTTATAAATTTCTTTTCTGTCATATCAGTAGGAAGAATAGTAGGAAAAGATAAACCTAAAGTTTTAGCTTGTACTAAACATTCTTCTTTTGTTGCTGCACTAAAGATACTATAGATAGTTTGTGGGGTTACTGTACTTTCTATAATATGGAGTACTTCTATATCTTTATAAATTAAATGCCACATATTTATTCTCTTAGTTTGTTGTAACGGTAACGCCACGAGCAACAAGGGTGGCTGCATTAGTGTAGCCAGTAGAACTAGGCGCAGAACATAAACCCTCTAGTGCAACTACACCTGAATTAAATAAAGTAGTTCCGCTTGAGCCATTTAATGCTACCAAAGAAGCTAATATACCATCAACAGATACTTGAGTTAATGGATAATCTATTTGTATCGAACCAGTTACAGAAAGTAAACCTGAATTAAAACTAACTGTTGTTGCTGATGAAGGAGTAGTATTCAAATGTAGAAGGTCAAAAGTACCTAGGTGTAGTAGTGCTGGTAAACTTATAGAAGTAGCTAAAGTATCATAAATAAGAAAAGAATCTATTTTTGTTAAAAGTGGTAAATAAAAACTTGTTATAGATTTACCACCACAACTAAAACTAACTATAGAATCAAGAACAGGAAAAGATATAGATGTTAAAAGTGGTAGATTATTAGTAGCTTCATAAATATCACCTATCATTAAAATATTAGCATAAGTAAGAGAAGGAAGACTAAGTGAAGATAATAAAGGTAAAAAATCTATAATTATACCATTATTTAAGGCAACTAAAGCTGGGAAACTTATAGTAGCTAAAGTAGCATTTTCTTGTATGGTTAGAGATTGAGTTGTATAAAGAAGGGAAGGAGCAGAAATAGAAGTAAGAAGAGGACAAAATTGTATAATACTATCTCCTGTACAAGCTGTTAGAACAGCAAAAGAAATAGAAGTTAAACTATTATTATAAATTATATTTATACTTTCTCCTGTAGTTAAAGATGGAAAAGATATACTTGTTAAAATATCACAATAGGATATAAATAAATCATTACTATACTGTAATAAGGGAAAATATATTGAAGTTAGTAGAGGAAAATGATCTATAGTAATTGGGCTATTAACTAAAACAGGGAAAGAAATAGAAGTACAAGTAGATAAAAAACTTAATCTAAGATTATAGATAATCTCTATCATAGAAGAAAAACTCACTGATGTTATGCTAGGAAGATAAGATAACGTTATGTCATTAAATCCTATAGCAGAAGAAAAGTTTATAGTAGTTAATATAGGAAGTTGATCTAACAATACAGAATATATATACTTAGCTGTAGATAGATTAACAGAGGTAAGTAAAGGACATTGCTCTAAACTTAATGTATCTAGTGCAGGGGAAGAAGAATTAAAAGTAGTTAGGCCTATAGTACGTCCTACTGGCATAGGAGTTAGTTCAGTATAATCATATGAAAATCTCTCATTAGGAAACCAATAAAGAATATTATTTACTACTATTGTTCTTGGAGAACTAAAAGTTATATTTGGGTTGCTTAGGAGAGTTCCTGTTATAGTTATAGGTAAAGTTCTTGTACATAGAGATTGTATATCAGTAGAACCCATACCTGTCATAACAGTTTTAGTTCCAGAAGCAAAACTAACTAAACTACCACTATTACTCGAAGCAGAAATAGTTACTCTTGTTAAAGTAGAACCTGAAGATGTCCAAACCCCTTCACCAACTTCCCAATTAGTGTTAGTTGAATCTTGTATACGATAATGAATAGTCGCACCAGTTGTATGTGCGCTTGCTATAGTTCGACAACCTGTATTAGCAATTCCAGTAATAGTTACTGTACCTGTACCTGTTGTAGTTGTTTGGTCGCTTACACTATCTTTATATTCTATTGGATACATATTAACCTTTAGTAAAGAAACCTGATTGAATAGCCCATGAAGATAATCCTGTTAGGATAGCTCCGATTAAATATACAATCCCTTTCTTCGTTAACCTACCTAATTCCCTTTCACTATCCTCTTTAGCTAAGAGTACTGCTTTCCTAGCTATATATAAAACTTGTTCCTCTGTTATATCATGCTTAATAAATCTTGGACATTGAATAAATAGTTCATCTAGTTCTTGTTTTGATTTTACTAAATCTACTAGAGTTTCCGCTTTGCCTATAGTCATAAAATTCCAGAAGTGATTTAACTTTACATTAATAACAATTTAGCTTAATATACCACAAACATTATAGTATAACAAGTAGGGATAGATGGAAACTAATCAAGAACTTACAGAAGATAAAATTTTATTTACTTATTCCTTACAAGATAAATGTATTGATAGTAGATTAAAAAAACTATTAGGAATTAATGATAAATCATGGAACGAATTAAAGACAAAAGGGATTATACCTATTAGTGGTACTTATCAAGAAATGCTTGTACCTGTCTTTCGTCATTATAAAGAAAAACAAGAAGTAGCTCTTGAACGAGTTAAACTTAATTCAGAAAAAGAAGATAAAAAACGTAACTATAGAAATAGTGACTCTGAGAGTGGTCTTCCTAAAATTCAAGAAGCTAGTATCATTCAGAAAATTAAACTAGATAAAGCTAGAGAAGAACAAGTACATATAGCTAATATTAGAGATAGAGGGTCTATTTTAGATAAAACTAAACTATTTGAACTTATTTCACCTATTGTTAGTAATATTGCTAGTGTTTTAAGAAATGCTGCTGAGAGTGAACCAGCTTTACAGCCTACTATAGATAAATGTTTTGTTAGTTTATTTAATCTAGGAGATAGACTTTGTTCACAAGCTGATCTTGATAGTGAAAGGTATGTGAAAGCTATGTTAGAGAAAGAAGTTGATCTTGATGATATTGTTGCAGAAGCTGAATTAATGTTATGAGTTATACTAGAACTTTAGAAAATATATCTGAAAGAAGTTTCTTTGGTCAGTTGTTAAGTTTATTTAAACCACCTATAAGAATATCAACAGTAGAGTGGGCTAAGAAGTATCGTGTTATGAGTTCTACTGAAACTTCTGTAGGTGTAGGTACTTTTGATCCTAACGTAACTCCTTATATGGAGTATGTTTATGATTGCTTAGACAATCCAGGAATACCAGATATAACCTCAATGAAGTCTGCACAAATAGGTTGGAGTGAAGTAACATTTAATTGGTTAGGTAGTTCTATACATGTTAAACCAAGTAATATGCTATTAGCATTTCCAATTAAGACTGCTGCTGCTTTATTTGCTAAAGATAGATGGAAACCTTTCATACAAAATACACCTATCTTACAAACTCTTATTAATGTTGGGGTTGCAAAGAATAAAGAGTCTGCTTTCTATTATATGTTTCCTAATGGTAGCTTAATTGTTGATACTGCTGGTTCAATAGCCACACAAAAGAGTAAAGCATATCCTAAGATGCTATTTGAAGAACCAGATGATATGAAAGATAACATATCTGGGCAAGGAGATACTTTTAGTAACTTTAGAGAAAGACAGAAGACTATCCCAGATAAGATGCGTAAGTTTATCTTTGGTGGAACTCCTACTAATAAAGATTTTAGCCGAGTAGAAAAAGCATTTAAGCAGAGTAACCAACTTATATTTAAGGCTGAATGTCATGAATGTAACGAACTTGTAGCTATGGATGGTTCAGGTTTTAGTAATTTACATTACGATGAGTTCCAAGACCGAGTTATAGATGAAATTTATGGTAAATATGATCCTAAGAGTGCTTACTATCTTTGCCCACATTGCCAAGCTAATTGGACTTTTGATCAGAAAAATATAAATATAGTTAATGGAAAGAAGTATGGTTTTGTAGATCATACAGGTAACTTTTCTAAAGGTTGGCATCCTAATAAACCTAAGATAACTGATATTTTTGGATTTGGCTTTAGTGAACTTATGTCACCCTTTCGATCTAGTAGTTTCCAGAACTTAGCTAAGGCTAAAATACTAGCTGATCTTGATTGCGCTATGGGTAATGAAGCTAGTTTAAAAAGTTTTCATAATAATAAGATGGGTTTACCTTATGCAAGTGGTTTCTCTAGCTTAGAAACAGAAGAGATGATACAACTTAGAAGTAATTATCCTGAAGGTATTGCTCCAATGGAAGGACTTGTACCTTTTATAGGTATAGATGTTCAACATAATAGATTTGCAGTAGTTACACTTGTTGCTGGGAGAAATGGTTGTACTTGGTTAGTTAAATGGGAAGAAATATTTGGTAATGTTTTTAATTGGGAAGATCCAGTTTGGGATAAATTAACTAATATTATACTTGAAGGTATCCCTCATGTAAGTGGAAAACAACTTGCTATTGAAGCTACAAGTATAGATTCTGGTGATGGTCAAACAGTAGAACTTGTTTATCGTTGGGTTAAGATGATGAATGAGGAACATAAAAAAGTAGTCTTAGCTACTAAAGGTACAAGAGAACTTAAATATTCTGCTGATGAAATTTACAGAGAACCTAGAGACACGGAGATTGTTAATGCCTTACAATACAGAAAAACTATGGCTGAAACTATGGGCGTTCCTGTATACCCCTTGGGAGCGCACAGATGTCATGATGAAATCTTACGTAGAGTTATACTTAATAAAAATCCAGATAATAAGCATGATGTATTTTACTTTAATGAAACTTCTTATGGAGGATTCGAGGAACAAATGACAAGTTGTAGGAAACTTATAGATGTAACTTCTAATAGTCAGAAGGAAGTTTATAAACTTATAACAGGTAAAAGAAAAGAAGCTATGGATAGTTGTAAAAATGCTTTTCATGCTATGTATTTTAGGAGAATTAGAGAATTTACTAATGCTCATTGGGAAGCTATTGAAATTTGGTTGGAGTCAAAATGAAAGAAAGAATAGCCTTTATAAAAAAGTATAATAAACCAAGTCTTCTAGCTAGGAAAAATGAGGCTGGCTATTGGTTTGTAGGTTATAACTATACTATTAATATACATAATGGTTCTACTTGTACTTTAGAACAAGCAGATAGATTACTACTAACACAATTAAAAAATATTAATAACTGCTTAATAAAACAATTTGGGGTAAGTTATCCTAAGTTAAAGAAGAATCAACTAATAGCCTTAACAAGTTTGATTTTTACTTTAGGTATAGAGAAATTTACTCAATCTAATATAGCTAATCTTTATAAAGAAGGAGAAGTTAAAGAAGCTAGGAAACAATTTGCTATCTATGCTAAATTAGGTATAATTATCAATAGATATAAAGAAGAAATTGAGCTTTTTTAAGGGGAACTACTAATGAATTTAACACTTATAGAAGCACAAGCTGAATTACTAACAGTAAATGCCGCTCTATCTGATATTTATGCTGGTACAAGAAGAAAACGAGTAGAAATAGGAAGTCATGCTTTTAAAAGAGTTTATGATTTTGTTGATCCTCAAGATATGCTAAAAGTTTTAAGAATGGAACGCTTTAACTTAACCGAGTATATAAATACACTGACAGCTACTACTCAAGTATTTAGAGCTAATACTAATATTCCAATGACTGTACAAAGGTTCTAATATGACAGATTTTATAAATTCTAAGGAAGGGTTTGATCCATACGGTAATACTTTATATAGACCTGCTTTCGATGCTGCTAGTACTGATTATAAAAATGCACATAGAGAAGCTTTAATAGCTGATGCTGACTTACTTGCTATATCAGAACTTAGATTTATTTCTAGTCGTTGCCGCCATGTTGTTAGAAATAATCCTGTAGCAAGTGCAGCTAGAGATAAGTTTGTTACTTCTCATGGAGCTATTAAAGTTCAATGGAAAACTAAAGATGGTCAAAGCCACCCATTAATGCAAGAACTTTGGGATGAACATTATGCTAAACCTACTTTAGATGGTAAAGGTAATGGAGATACTTTACAAGCTACTTGGCTTGGTGATCGTTTTGAAAGTGGTGAAGCTTTTGGTAGATTTCTTATAGTTAAGAAGAATAATCCTGCTAGAATTCCTCTTAAAATACAAAGTATAGAAGCAGAATATCTTGATGCAGCTTATATGGGACTAGGAGAAAAAGAAACTTTCCCTTATGGTAGAACTAGATATGGTATTACTTTTGATAAAGAAACTCTTAATATACCTGAATTCTATAACTTCTTCCAAGAAAGACATTTCGGTTTATCTTCTACTATTAGTAATCAACTAAGAGTACCAGTTCCAGCTAACGAGATCATACATATCTTTGAAAGAAAGAGAAGTAATCAATGGAGAGGTATACCTTTATTAGCTAGTTCCTTACTTGCACTTTATGAAATAGATGATCTTTGTACTGCTACTGTACAAACCCAAACTTCTGCTTCTGCTATCTCTTGGGTAATAGAAAGAGCATTAGGTGGAATAGCTGATTTATCTACTGGTACTGCTAGTACTAGAGGTAGAGCTTATGATAATGATGCAAAAACACAATTACATTTTAAATCTACAGGTGGAAGTGTACAATATACAAATCCTGGAGAAAAGATACAATTAGTTCAGAGTAGAGATATTGGACCTAATTTAGTTTCATTATTGAAAGAAGAATACCAGAAAATAGCTTCGGCTATTAATATCCCTTACTATCAAATAAGTGGTGATACAAGTGGAATGGACTTTAGTTCTATCCGTGCTATTCTTACCTCTTTTAGGAATCGCATTGAGTTTATATACAATATCATTACTATTCCTGATGCGTTAGCTCCTTGGTCTAGTAGATTCAAAGAGATAGCTGTAGCATTAAACTATCCTGTAGATGATGCTTTTCCTACTTTCCAATATCCTAGATGGTATGGAGTAGATGATTTAAAAGATTGTCAAGCTGATTTACTAGAAGTTGTATCTGGTTTTACTCCTATTTCAGCTATTTGGTCTGAACGTGGTTACACTAAAGAAGAAATAGAACAGAGTAAAGTTATGTTAGATGATATGGGTTTTGGTTTTCTTTTTGCTAGTCCACAAAATCCAGCTCAAAATAACGGTAAACCTACAAGTGCTACTACGGGAAGTTAAGATAATGCTTGTATTCTTTTATTTAGTTTGTTACACTAAGTTTACTAAAAGATAGACTGTTCAGGAATTTATATGGATTTATCACACTTAAGCAAAGAAGAAGCAGCTCGTTACTTAAAAAGTAATAAGTCAACTCTTATTGCTGCTAAGAAAGCAGACATAAAATATACTTCTAGTATAATTAACAAACCACATGTTATTGCTAAGAGGGAAACAAGAGAAGTTAAAGAAGAATCAACTAAGTCAGCTATAATCCCTACTGATCCTTTACCTGTTGACTCTTCTACAACACTCGATGTTAAAGTTGTCTGTAATGCCGCTTGGTTTTGTGACTTACACATGGATGTTATTACTGACACAGCTTATGATAGTTCTGTAGCTGCTAATAAAACTAACTTAACTATCCCTCATATAGCTGACCATAAGCAAACTTCTACTTCTCATGTAGGTGATGTTACTGCTTTCTATACTGAGGTTATGTCTTTAAAGGAACTAGGATTAGATCAAGCAGGAGATACTACTGCTCTAATTATGGAAACAACAATTAGGCAAGATTATAATGCTGACGTTTTTAAGTTCTACCAAAATGGTAAGATAGATCAACATAGTATAGGTTTACGCTATAATGGTTTAGATATAGCTATAAATAACAATACTGAAGATTATGCAGAAGAAAAAGCATTATGGGATCAATATTATCCTAATGTTATTAATAAAGACCTAGTTGATGCTAGAGGTTATTTCTATGTTATTTCAGATATGACTGTTATGGAAAATAGTTGTGTTTTATTTGGTGCTAATAGTTTAACTCCTACTTTATCAATTAAAACAGATAAAGTAGAAGAAGAAAAAGTAGTAAAAGAAGTAGTAAAAGAGGAAGTTCCGCTTCCTAAAGAAGAAGTTTTAAATTTATCCACAAAACCCATAGGTATTATAATGACAACAGAAGAGAAATATATTGCTCTTATGGCTGAACATGACACTTTAAAAGCATCGGTAGCTCTTGATGTTGGTAAAGCTATTCAGACAGAAAGACAAAGATGTGTTAAAGGTATTGAAGCTGCAAAAACATTCGGTATCTCAGATACTACTGTTATTAAAGCTTTAACAAAAGGTTATAGTTTAGATACTATGAATGATATGTTTACTGATTTAGCAGAAGCTAAAGGTGAACAAACAGGAATTAAAACTTCTGCTGGTAGTTTAGGTAGTGCTGACGCAGTAATTATTGATTCTATTAAAACTGCTCTTACTCCTGAAACTATGGAAGATAATATCATGAAAGGTTTTGAAGAGCTTGGTAAAGACAAAGACTTATTTGCAGGTATTAGATAATGACTTCGTATAATGGTGGTTTATTTCCTTATGTAGGTCGTCAAACACCTCCTAAGTATTTTCGTAGTACTGATAGATATAGTAAAAGTGTAACTGTACAAAGTGGACAAGTACTAAAAGCTGGTACTTTCTTACAGTATGTTACTTCTGGTGCTAACCAAGGTAAAGTTATTGCTCATATAGGTTTGAGTGAATCAGCAGTAGTAGAATTTCCTGCTTTAACTTCTGCACAAACTATTATTTTAGGTGGTTTAACTTTTACTGCTGGTTCTGCTGGTGCAACTGCTTTACAACTAGCTGCTATTTGGTCAGGTTTAGTTGATGGTACTGGTTATGCTGCTGCTTCTACTGCTATTTTAGCTGCTGGTTTTGCAACTACAGTTGGTACTTTTACTGCTGGTTCTTTAACTGGTTGGAATACAGGTTACCAAGCTTCTACAATTACTGGTGCTACTGGTGGTGTACCTACTATTACTTTAACTAACCAAGTAACTTTTACTTCTACTGGTGGTGCAGCTAACGTAACAGATTTGGCTGCAACTGGTACTGCATCAGGTGCTTTAATTTCTGCTGTTCAAGGTACAACTACTTTTCCTCTTATTGCTGGTATACTTGAATATGATGTTAATGCTTCTTCTGGTGATGTATTAGCAACTGCATATCAAGAAGCTAGTTTCTGGGCATCTTATTTAGTTTGGGTAAATGATGTAAACGCAGATACAGTAACTAACTGGGATGGTTCTACTACTGCTTGTACAGCTTATAATACTGGTACTGTTGGTCCTGACTTAGCTACTACTATGAGATTACAAGCACAATTTGTTAATGGCTCTGAATTTGAACCATTAGGTTTCTTAAACGCTGGTGAGGTATACTTATAATGTCTGAATTTCTTAGCCCTTATGCAGTTGGTAAAGTTTTGTCAGGAGTGTTAGAAGCACTACCTTTGTCAAGACCTAACTGGATGCAAACATTTTTCGGTACTGGTTTTAAAACCTCTGAAAAACAAACAATCAACTTTGATAGAGAATACGGTATTAAAAATGTAATGGGTACATTCGTATCACCTGATGCTGATGTTACTCCTATTCAATTATCTAACTTTGATACAGTAGAGTTCTACTTTTCTTATGCTAAAGAAGGTTGGACTGATGATAGCTTTAATCAAATCAATCAACGTCAAATGGGTGATCAATTTGGTATTGTTAATCCTTTAGCTAATGCTGCTAGAAGATTACAAGAAAAGATGATAGAAGCAGAACATCGTTTTGAGAACTTGTTTGAGCAATGTGCAGTAAACTTAGCTCTTTATGGTGGTTATGAAGCTAGCTCTGAAAAACATCCTAGAGTTCGTTACAACTTTAACCGTACTGTAGCTACTGCTTACACTGACTTCCAAAGTCCTTTAATGCCTTCAGTAAACTTAACTACTACTGCTGTTACTGCTCCTTGGGATTCTTCTATTACTGTTATGCCTGTTATTGCTACAGGTGGTTCTGGTACTTGGGATTCTGACTTAAATACTGGTACTTATACTGCTGGTATGAAAGCTTGGACTAAAGCTAACGTAACTAATGGTACTGCTACTCCAGTTAAAGACTTAGTTAAGATGTATGCTACAGCTTTAAAACGAACTCGTTTAGCTGCTTTCCATATGTCAGATGATGCTTATGCTGCATTTAACTTTGATGTTGAAACTAACTATTCAAGTGCTGGTTTAAATACTGTTAATGCTATTTTGTCTATTCAACGTGATATTTTACCTAGAGCGCAACAAATTCAAGGTTTAACTTTCCGTAGAACTTGGGCTTTTGACAATGGTGAAAGCTTACCAATCTATACTTATAATGCTACTTACCATGATCGTATGACTGGTGTACAAACAGCTTATATTGGTAGTGGTTGGGTTCTAGGTTTACCTATTGCTGAAAATGGTATTAAAGTTTATGGTCGTATCATGCACCCAGACGCTCAATATGCTGCTATGCCACGATTTGTAAATAGCTGGAAGAATAGTAAGACTGGTAAATGGGAATGGGAAGAACATACCTCTTTCATGATGGGTCATACTAATATTAATGCTTTAATTTCTTGGAAAGTAAAGTAAAGTAGTTTAACATGGCCTCCTTTAGCTATTTAATTATAGCTACTTGGAGGTTCTTTAATATGCCCTCCTTTAGTTACTTAAAACGTGACTACTTGGAGGCTTTTTATTAATATGATTTCTATATGGCAACTATTAAACTAGATGTATTTGGTTTAGAAGAAATAAAAGATTATATAAATCCAGATCGTATTAATAAACAGTTAGCTATAGCTGTCGGTGAAACAGTTCTACAACTTCACATGGCTATGAAACATGCAGTATTTACTCGTTATAGCCCTCCTAATGATTTAGATAGAGCTTTCAAGAGAAGTAGTAGTTTAGTTACAACAGGTAAGAATTTTATAACTAATGGGTTAACTTATACTGCTAGTATTCCTAGTCTTAGCCAATTTCCTTATACTAGCGAATTAGGTAATATTAATCCAGAAGCTGTAAGAAAAGGTAGAGTTTATTCTACTACTGTTGTTAGAGGACAAGTTAAAACAGTTTATGGTAAACAGCATTTCGGTGGTTTTGTTGCTGGGAGACAAGCTGGAAGTTACCAGAAGTTTATGTATGAACGTATGCAACAAGCTACTTGGATTTCTAAAGGTGTTCGCGCACCAGTAAGAGTATTACAAGCTATGAGTTTAGTTGATATGGCTAACGTAGTCTATACTTATGATCCACAAGTACAACAAATTCTTAATAATGTTGAAAGTATTATATTAGAGAAGTTTATACCATGAGTTTACTAGAAACACCTTTAGAGATACAAGAAACAGTTAAATTAATTGGGGAATTACTTGTCTTTCCTACTTATACTATTTATGGTATATTAGGTTTTGTAACAGCAGATTTATTTTCTGGTGGTGTGGAACAACAGTTATGGGAGGTGCAAATTGCATCTGCGGATACTAAGCTTAATAATATTAGCGTTGATGATAGTTTTGTTTACAATACAAATGAGTACAAGTTTACTTTTAGTATTGATCGTCCACCTATTCCTTATGGTGATGGTTGGGATAGATTGGCTGTATTACTCATTAGCACGGAAGTAATATGATAGATTCTCAAGTAGTTATTGATAGAATAAGCTCACAAACAGGTTATACTGTTGAGAGAGCTAGAAGTATTGAACCTAATCTACAAGATATAGCTATTTTACCTATAGTCTATGTAGATTACTTTAGTATTGATGCTCATAGTCCTAATGCTCCTATTGCTCATGATCTCTATGATCTTTATGGAGAAGATTTAGTACAAACTTTTAATATCCAGATAGTTTGCGCTTATAATGATCTTCCTACTATCTGGAAGAAAGTTTATGCTAGTCTTATAGGCTATACACCTACATCTACTACTTCTAGTTTAGCTTCTACTTCTGGCTTTACTTTTGCTCAAGGAGCAACACAACAATCTAATGGTAAAGTTTGGGATGTCAGTAGATGGAAGATAGGTTTCCCAACAGCTAATGTAGACCTTTAAGGAATTTATGCTAACCGTAAATGATATGACTGTAGAACAACTAGAACTACATATAAGTAAAATGAAACCAGATAGTGCTTGTCAAAGAGCAAGTATTGAAAGGTTAAACAAATTACTTGATGAAAAGAAACAAGAACTTTTAACCCAAAATATAGGCTAATCTAATGGCAGTAATTAAATTTCATGAAAAGAACGTAGTTCTATTTTCGTCACAAGAAGCTACTGCTGGTGTATATCTTGCACCAATTGGTACTGATGTTGTGGCTGCAACTACTTTAACTGGTGCTGTTACTTATGTAACTGGTGCTTTACTTTATTTAGGTGATTCTAATAGTCGTAATGAAGTAACTTATCAAAAAGATAGTTATGCTGATGTTACCTTAGAAACACCACAACAAATTCTAGGTAGTTTAAATCCAAGTTTAACTTTAATTAATGCTCCTTTATCAGATTGGTTACAAGCTTCTGGTGGTACTGGTACAGTTAATGGTGATGGTTCAGTATTATATACTAACTCTACTATGAATCCTTTAACTCTTTCTATTGATTATAGAAAAACTACTGCACAAAATGCTGTTAACCAAAAGTTAATTCAGTTTTATGGTGTTCAAGCTATATTAGATGTTACAGCTAATATCGGTGATGTACCTAGACTTAAGTTTGCTCTAAAAGGTAATGCTTATTCACCTATTGAAAGTGCTGTTTTAACTCCTAGTTATGGAACACAAATACAATCAGTTGGTGCGCCAATTAGACAACAAAGTATAGTAGCTGCTCAAATAGCACCTTTAGGAGAAGTATTTACTTCTCAAGCTTCTGCTGGTACTGTTACTACTATTACCCGTGTAGGTACTGTTGCTACTGTTACTATGTCTGCTGTACATGGTTTAGCAACTAACCGTTATGTTAATATTTCAGGTTCAGTTGATCCTATTTATAATGGTGACTTTCAAATAACAGTATTATCTACTACTACTTTTAGTTATGTTATGGGTGCTACTCCTGCTGCTTCTCCAGCTACAGGTACAGTACTTGCTAAAGTTGGTGGTTATGCTAAATCTTTCTGTCATGCTAACTTATCTGCTCCTAATTTCTTTGGTCGTGACTTATCTCGTTATCAAACAGGTTGTGAAGAAGGTTTTGCTAGTACTGCTACACCTTCTGATGTAACTGTAACTATGTTAGAAGCAGAAGCAACCAATTTTACTATTTCTAGTATTACTTTTGTAGCTACTTTAGCTACTGTAACTGCTCCTGCTCATGGTATGGTAACTGGTGATTATGTTATAGTTTCAGGTGCTACTGGTGTTGATGCAGCTATTTATAATGGTTATTATAAAGTAACTGTCTTGACTACAAGCACATTTACCTATACTATGCTGTCTACTCCTGCTAGTAGTGCAACTGGTACTTTAATTGGTATGGATAATAACCGAACTCAGTTTGATCCAGACTTAAATATTAGTAACTTCTTCACAGTACAGTTAAAATTTGGTACAGGTGCAGGTAAATATATTACTTATACTTGGAATACTTTGCAACTTGCTGACGTTAAAGAAGCTAAAGTAGGTCAATACTTTGGTAGAGAAGTAAAATTTAGAAATACTGGTATATCTAGTATTCTTCTATCTTAATTTAGTAAGTAAACAACCTCCTACTATAATTTAATAGTAGGAGGATTTTTTTTATATCTAGGGGACACCTAATGGCTACAATCGCAATAAAAACAGCTAAACCTTTCACCGAACATAAAGTACAAGCTACTGGTGGAATTAAAGATAATATTACTATTGGTGTAAAAGCTTATACCGAAAGTGAACTAAATCAAGTTCGTAAGAATTTTCAAGAGATATTAAATACAGTTAAAGTAGAACGCTGGTTAAAGGATTTAACTAAAGTAAAAGAAGATACAAGTTTATCTTATGAAGAGCTAGATGAAAAAACTTCTTTTCTTAATAAAGCTATTGAAGATGCTACGGATAAAAGAACTAAAGATATGGATATATTCTATAAGAGCCATGTCTTATTTATTAAAAATTCTTCTCTTAGCTTAAACGATAAAGATAAAGTAACAGATTTACTTATCGCTGATACTAGAGATGCTAAACCTATTGATTCTCTTTGGGATGATGGTGAGGAATGTTTAGTCGTCCTCCTGAACATGTACTTAGATAACCCATCCTTTAGAGAATCTCTCCAAACAACTATTACTAATGCAGTCTTCAATATTGACCTTAAAGGTGAAGAACTAAAAAACTCATAGAGGCTGGTAAAGTTCTAGCAAATAATATTTTGTTTGCTAGAACCTACTGGGAAGATTATAAAGTAAAAGAAACAACTAATGAGGCAGCTTCTATCTTTTCAATGATGTCTTTTGAAGAGGAAGTAGAACTACCACAAATAATAGAAGAAGAAGTATTTTATCTTTGGGATACTTCTGAATGTATCTTTAGAATCTATAAGATAGCCATAAACTACTTGAAAGAATACCATCAATTAGATACAATGATTATTATAGAATTAATAAAAGCTAATTCTGCTCCAATGGAGAAAACCCTCCATGATATACCTTACTTGCATAGTGCTTATGTAGAAGTTATATCGCCACCTGAACCTGAATCTACTGGAGATTAAGATATGACCGATAAGTTACTATCAATTAAACTAAGTGTTGATACAACAGACGGTGCTAAATTTGCTTCTATTACTAAGGAGATGGCTTCTTCAGTAGAAACAGTAACTACAGCTACAGTTAATCTAACTGAGAAAGAACAAGAACGGTTAACTTTATTAGAAAAGCAAGAAAACGCTTATATAAAGTTACAGAATACTATCATTAATGCTAATAATTCGTTAGCTGAAGGTAGTAGAGGAAGTAATTTAGCTTGGGGAAATGCTGAACGCTCTCTTGCTGCTTATAATAAAGTTATAGATCAAACTAAAGATAAACTAATAGCTTTAAATGCAGAACATCAAAGAACAAGTAATTTAGCTTCTGCTGCTGCTGCTGGTGCTTCTATTATGGCTGGTGGTAAAAGTACAGGTACAGGTCTATCTAGTGGTACTCTAACAGGATCGGAAGCAGCAGTCCAAGCTAGATTAGCTAGAGAAGAAACTTTAAGACAAAACTTTAATGCTGCTACTGCTGCTATGGATGCACACGGAGCAGAACAAAGAGAATTTATAGCTCAAGCAGAAGCTAATAGAAGAATAGTCATGTATGGTAATATGGCTAGAACTATAGAAGAAAGAGCTGCTGCCCATAATGCTGCTATGGCTAGAACTGAAGCTGCTAGTGGTTTTAGTCGCTTAAGTGAGTCTGCTAGATTTGATCCTAATACTATAAATCAAATACAAATGACTCAGCGTTTAACTGAGTTTACTAGAGCAGAAGCCGCAGCTAGACAAGCTAATACTTCCACTGTTACTGAGCATACTACAGCAACTAATACTAATAGTGCCGCTGTTTCTTCTAATGTAGTTCATCACCAAAATCTACTTTTACGTATTGCTGAGGTTATGGGAGCTTATAAACTCTTAAATATAACTTTACAATATACTAAACAAGCCCTTCTTGATGTTCCTAAAGCTGGTTTAGAACAACAAGTAACAGAATCTAGTTTATTAGGTATCTTTGGTTCAGCAAAAACACAAGAGAACTTAGCCTTTATACAAGATGTAGCTAAAGAAGCTGGTCAATCATTAGTTATACTTGAACAAGCTTACAGACGTTATGCTCCTTCTGCTGTATTAGCTGGAACTAATCAAGCTGCTGTTAATAAGAGTTTTAAAGAGTTTGCAGAAGTAGGAACAATACTACATTTACCAGAAGAAAAGATTAACTCACTTTTCTTAGCTTTAGATCAAATGTTTGCTAAAGGTGTAGTTCAATCTGAAGAAGTAAAGAAGCAGTTAGGTAACGTACTTCCCGGAGCAGTAGAAACTTTTGCTAAGTCTATGGGTAAGACTCCTGCTGAGTTTATGCAAGCGATGAAAGCTAATGAAGTTATAGCTAAAGATGCTGTTCCTATTTTCGCAGAATATTATAGAAAGATTTTCGGTGGGCCTGATGATAGTGTATTTAATCTAACTAAAGATAGACTACAAAGTAACTTATATAGATTACAATCATCTTATACTTTGATGGATCGTGCTATCTTTGCTGATACCAAAGAAACTATGAACCAGATAGTTAAAGAATCAGCTAATATGGTAGATGCTATAACTACTAATATTAAAGGTATCATACAAGCAGTAGAATTATTAAGTACAGTTATTATGACTAGGCTAGTTGGTGTAGCTATTGTCTCTACTATAACTGGTTTTA